CTTCGCGCTGTTCGATGGTGAGTTCGCGCCAAGTGCCACCAACAAGCCGGGAGTGTTTGTCACCTTTCCGACGCCTATTCGCGGAACAAATGATTTTGTCTTGCGACTGACCACGACCAACGCGCAGTCGATCACTGTCAGCGTCTGGGGCTACGAAATCTAATGCCGACAGACTTTTTCCTGCGGTCTGTTGCGTCTGGCCTGGGTGGCGCGGGTCAGCTTGGGCTAAGTCAAGGACGTGGGCGCGGAAACTCAACGGCCACTACGACGACGACCGCAAGTGGAACAAACGTTTTAGTTACCACCACGGCTGGCGGACAAGCCCTTACGTGGTTTAGCGAGCCGATTACTGAGGCGATCACGATTAGCAGCACGGTCACCGTCCGTATTCGTGGGCGCGAAAGCACCGCGGCCGTCAATGCTGGCCGAGGCATTCTGATTGAACGCACAAATAACGCAGGAGCAGTGCTAAGCGCAATCGTTGCGGATACCACGGTGCCGGCCACTATCACTGAGTTCACGACAACCGACGCAGCAAACGGGACTGCGACCTACACGCCGACCAGCACAGCAATGGCTGTTGGCGAGCGCATCAAGGTCACTCTGAATATTCGCAACGTCGGAACAATGGGTGCGGGCACAGCAGCAATTACCTACGACGGCGCGGCATTGAACGCTAGCGGCGATACATTCATTACGTTTACAGAAAACATCCGCACCGATGAAGTGCTGGATGTGCCGCACTTTCGGGTGTTCGGTTCTAACGGATACAGGGGTTAATGATGGACGTGTGTCTCGGAGCGTATGTAACGGAGCAAGACGCGCTGGACGCTATGGCGCTGCGCACCGAGCCGTCTGCGGAGCTGTTTGTGCTGGACGACGGGGATGTGGAGCATCCGTGGCGCATCTGGTGGAACCGCGCTGAGTAATTCCCAATGCTGACGCTGCTGCTTAAAGGTGGAGGCTACGCTGCCCGCGTGACGTGGGCGGAAGTCGCGTATCAAGCCAGCACTGCAGTCACGATCTCGTGCAACGTCGGCAACGCGGTAGCAGCAGGCAACACAGCAAGCGTCAGCCTGTACGCAGCGCGTATCACTTGGGCAGAAGCGCAATACCAAGCCGTCCCTAACGTCACTATCCCGCTCGGCATTGGTAACGCTGTTGCTGCTGGCGGTGGGGCTGCGGCTGTCAATGTCTCCATTACTGGCGGCATCGGCAACGCTGTAGCGGCAGGCAGCGCGGCATCAGTCTTTGTCTACGGCGCTCGCGTCACCTGGGCGGAAGCGCAGTACCAAGCCAGCCCTAACGTCACTCTGCCCATGTACGTGGGCAACGCTGTAGCGGCAGGCGCTACAGCATCCGTCAGCGTCTACGGTGCGGTGCGCATTACCTGGGCCGAAGCGCAGTACCAAGCAACTAGCGGCACAACAATCCCGTTCACCATTGGCAACGCTGTAGCAAACGGGCCAGCGGGCACGACGGTCAGCGAAAACATCACCATCGTGCCCACGGTGGGCAACGCCGTCGCAGGCGGGCCGTCTGGCGCGTCGGTCAGTGTTGATGCAAGCATTGGCTGCGGCATCGGTGACGCCACCGCTGCAGGCCAGCAGTGCCAAGTCCTACTGCCGCTCACCGTAGCACCGAGTGCAACACCCGGCTATGCGCCTAAGACGCGCTACCGCGTGCGGGTGGGTCGCAGGTGGCTGGAGGTTGATCCGCTCGATCCGATGAGCGTGCGAAGGGCGTACGACGTAGCGCAAGAAGATGCGCAAGACGCCGCCACGCAAGACGTAGAAGCGCCCGCAGCAGTGGCCGCGCAGGCCGTTGTTGTGCAGCCCATCAAAGGACCGGATTACGCAGGGCTTGCCAAAGAAGCCCGCCGCATTAGCGAAGACATCCGCAAGGTTTACGCAGACGCACTGCAAACCGCACTTATCGCGCGCCTTATGCGCGAGCAGATGGAGCGGGACGACGAAGACGACATCGCCGTCCTGCTAGCCAGCATCTAACCGCCGCGCAATCGGTTAGCACAAGCCGCCTTCGGGCGGCTTTTTTATTGCGCGTTCACTTCGGAAACACATGAACGACACAGAGAACAATCTGCCGGATTCGGCGGAACTCTCGCCGCCCGCGCTCGACCAAGCGCAGCCCGAGACAGGAAGCGACCCCACTGCAGACCAATCCAACGAACCCGATGGCGACACGCAAGGCGTTGACCCAGAGGCTTTTGAAGAAGTCGAGTACGAGGGGAAAAAGTACGCACTCCCGCCTGAGCTGAAAGACGCAATCCTTCGGCAAGCCGATTACACGCGAAAGACGCAGGAACTGGCGCAAACACGCCAACAAGCCGAGCAGACCTTCGCACAGCAGCAGGCACGCATCGAGGCTGAAAGGGCAAACATCCAAGCGGTTGCAAGACTGACCGCACTAGACGAACGCTTGCAGCAGTACGCGGGCGTGGATTGGGACAGCCTAAGCCAGAGCAACGGCGAGCTAGCCCAGCGCGAATTCATGAAGTACCAGCAACTGAAGGATTCCCGCGCGCAATTCGTTACACAAATCCAGCAGCACGAGGGCCAACGCGCAATGCAGGAGCAGCAGGAAACTGCCAGGCAACTGCAAGAGGCAAACGAGGCATTGAGCCGCGAGATCAAAGGCTGGTCACCCGACTACGCGCAATCACTGCGCGAAGTAGCGAAGTCACTGGGCGCAAAAGAAGAGCAACTAAACGGCATCCGCGAACCGTGGATCGTGAAGGCACTTCATGCGCAAAAAGTGCTCGCAGAGATGACCAAGAAGGCCGGCACTGCTGCGCCGTCAGCCGCTGCAAAACCTGTTCGAACGATCACTGGTGGCAACGCAAAAGGCACCGTCGATCCCGACAAGATGAGCATCGAAGACTGGATGCGAGCCGAGCAAAAACGCATGGCCGCAGCACGCCGATAGCAGCACACACAACTTAGTCACTCAACAAATTCAAGGCCGCGAAAGCGGCTTTTTTCATTTCTGGAGCAATCATGCCGAATACCATCCTTACCCCCACCGCCGTCACGCGTAAAGCGTTGCAAGTGCTTCACCAGAAGCTCAACTTCATCGGCAACATCAATCGGACGTACGACGACTCTTTCGCCAACAGCGGCGCAAAGATCGGTGACTCGCTGAAGATTCGTTTGCCCAACGAATACGTTGTTCGCACTGGTGCCAGCCTGTCCACACAGGACACCAGCGAAACCAGCACCACGCTGCAGATCGCCACGCAAAAAGGCGTCGACCTGACTTTCAGCAGCGCCGAGCTGACCCTGAGTTTGGACGACTTCTCTTCGCGGATTCTCGAGCCGGCCATGTCGGTTCTGGCTGCAAACATCGAAGCCGACGCGCTCAGCATGTACAAGGACGTATACAACATTGTTGACAACGACGGCAATGCACTGACGTTCCTGAACATCATGCAGGGCCGCAAGCTGCTGAACGACAACCTGGCCCCGATGGACAACAACCGCTCCGCGCTGCTGTCTACCGATCACACCGCCAAGCTGGTGGATGCGCTCAAGGGTCTGTTCCAGGACTCCAACGCGATCAAGCAGCAGTACCGCGAAGGTATGATGGGCCGCACTGGTGGATTCGACTTCTACGAAAACACCCTGCTGAACAACCACACCACCGGCACCGCTCTCAAGACCACCACCTACACCGTCAACGGTGCAGTGACCACTAACGGCTCGACTTCCGTCACCGTGGCCACCGGCGCTACGACGTTCAAGGCTGGCGACATCTTCACCGTCGCAGGTTGCTTCCGCGTCCACCCCGAGACCAAGGTTTCGACTGGCGTGCTGCAGCAGTTTGTGGTCACCGCTGATTACGCTGGCGGCGCAGGTTCGGTGTCGTTTGCTCCGGCGATTTACACGTCGGGCGGCCGTCAAAACGTGGTTGCTGCTGGTATGGCCAACTCTTCGGCCATCGTGAAAGTTGGCGCAGGCAACGCCGAGCAGCTCACCCCGTCGATGGTCTTCCACCGCGATGCGTTTGCCTTTGCAACCGCTGACTTGGTGATGCCCAAAGGCGTCGACTTTGCCGCGCGTGAGGTTTACGACGGCATCAGCCTGCGTACCGTGCGCCAGTACGCGATCTCTTCGGACACCATGCCGTGCCGGATCGACGTTCTGTACGGCTACAAGACGATCCGCGCC